TATAGTTTAAATTAATATATAAATTATATATTTTATATATTTTATATATTTTAAATTTGCCCTATGTAATATACTGTTATTTTTTTTTTAAATTAATAAATTCATAATTAAATAAAAATATTATTATATTTATTTAATTATGAATTTATTAAATAAAAATATTATTAAATAAAAATATTATTAAATAATAATATATATTATAAATAAATTACAATTATAAATAAACATATAAATATAAATAAAATGTTTTGTATTTTACCTCTTATTATTTTAGTTATCCTTGGATGTATTTATGCAGGATCTTTAAAATCATCTTCAAGTAGACTTCGTGTTGTAGTATGTATGATACTACTTATATTATTTTTATGTTATTTACAAATGAATAGTAGAGAATTCTTTTCTGGATACGCACCTCTTAATTATAAATTAAATAATGGTCGTGATGGTTGTGATGGTTTTAATTATAGTAATATTAATAGTCAAATTGGTTCTACTGGAACATATGATGGTATTAAACTAAAATCGCAAATAGTTACTAAACCTCTTGTTAATCCAGTAACTATATTTAGTCCTGTTGGTGATGGTGTTAGTTTATCACAACCTCTTGGTAATGAAATGTATCCCAGTATTGACGGGCAACCCAACAGTGCTAAACATCTTTTTACTTTCGCACATAATGTTGTATCTCCAGATTGTTGTGGTAATTCTAATATCTCAAGCGATATGGGTTGTGTATGTTATAGTCAAGAACAATTAAGAATGTTTGGTCGTAGAGATGGTAACCTTACAGAACCTATTGAATACCCAGGTATATAAATATAGACATCATAACATCATAATATTTCTTATTTTCTTTATTTTCTAATAAAAATTGATTTTATAAAATTTAAACATATTTTATTTAATATTTAATATTAAATACATACTCATAAAAAAATGACAAATAAAATAACGACTATATGTGCTTATACAAAATACATTTTATACTATATGTTAACACTATATAATAATATTGTAAATATAATGATTATTGGTATAAAATCAGAATTTAATGATGATGATATTTATGATATTTATGATATTTATGATATTTATGATAATGAAATAGAAACTGATAAAGAAATAGAAATTATTGAAGAAACAAAAACTGATGAAAGAAAAAATGATTCTATAAATTTTAACACTATTAAAGAATTATTAAAAACACAAACATTGTATATATTAGGTTTAAGACCTAATAAAGATGATGTTATTGTATTGAAACGTATTTATCATATTTTACATTATTTATTTAAAAATTATAACATAAATAAAGAACAAGAACTTATACAATTAAATAATATGATAAGTAGTATGCTATATATTCCTCCTTGGGATACAGAAGACATTATATTTACACATTTAGATAATTTATGTATGTTTTTATCAATTCATTATTCATATGATGAAAAAATAGAAAAAGTTATTACAGAAGATATAAAAAAAATTTCTATTTATGACGAAATAGATAAAATATTAGCATTATAAAATTATAAAAAAATAAATTATAAACATATATTTTTATATTTTTATATTTTTATATACTTATAATTTTTTTTGCAATACAAGGTTTATTTTGTTCATTAAGTAAACAACGTCCAGATGTTTTATAATCATATTTACATTCATGAGTTTCTGGTAATCTATGAGTTGTACAAAATCTTATTTCACATCTGCATTGTAAATCTGTTAATTTTAGTTTTTTATTACATTCTTTATAAGTACATTTATTAGTTTTAATTGTATCCATTTTACTTAGATTTAAGTTATAAAAATAATTTATATTTATATTTACATATATTTATATTTTTCAATTTTTTAATTATAGTATTAAAATTACTATTATTTAGAGCGTTGCGTATTTTAAATGCCGATTTTTCAACATTAAAAAATACGAAATGCCTTTACTCATTTAAGAGCTTCTAAATTCTATATGATAGGTTTTCTTATATACATATTTAGGTAGATGTATATAATCCTATCTGATGATACTTAATTTACTACCTTAATTAAGCATCAATTCCTTGATTTACTTTTTTACTAATTTTCTTTTTTTTAGTATCTCTTGTAAATTCTTTTGGTCTGGTTTGATTTTTCAAATAACAATTAGAAATATATAAAATGTTTTTACAAGCATTTACATCCCTATTTACATAGATACACTTTCGTGGGTCCTCTTTTGGAGTTAGTATCTCGTGTAAATATTTCTTATGCTTTTTTCTTCTAACTGAAATATTTTGTAGTTCTTTGAATGTTTTATTATATAATTTACTTGTATTATATTCATTAATTTCTATTATATCAAATCTCTTTTGTAATACTCTCTTAAATCCAACATTACAACTTGGTATCGTTCCTTTCATTTGTGACGTGCGACTATTTATTAGGATAATTAAAAAAACTTATCATTTGTGTAGTTATATAATAATTTTTAATTTAAAGATATATTAAATATATAATATAATATTAAATAAAATATAAAATAATGGATTCATTTATTGCAAAATCAAAACTTAAATTTAATAATACATTTTCATATGAAAAATTAAAATATATATCAACAAAAACACCTATTATTTTATATTGTATGATTCATAAAAAAGAATTTACTACTAATATTATTAATCATTTAAATACGAATGCTGGTGGATGTTCTAATTGTGATTTTGATTATAGATTTTTACAATTTGAAAGAAAATCAAAAGCAAAATATGATAATAATTTTATAATTAATAAAAATACATTTATATCTGGACATACAAAAACAGAAATTAAATGTATTAAACATAATAATACATTTAATTTATCTCTCCAAAAACATTTGAAACAACAAGATGGTGGGTGTAATCAATGTAATAAAAATTATTCTAATAATATACTTCTCACTACAATTGAAAAATCTAATATTAAATTTAACAATAATTATGATTTTACTAATTTTAAATATATTTTAGCAAAAACAAAAAGTGAATTAAAATGTAAAAAACATAATAATATTATTAATATTTCACAAACTGATCATTTAATGTCTATTTATGGTGGATGTAAATTATGTACAAATGAAAATCAAATGATTGAAAAAACAAAAGTTAATATTGCTAAACAAAAAAAAATATTAAAATCAAATGCTATATTAGAAAAAGATGAAGAATTTAAAATATTAAATTTACCAACTTATGAAAATACATATAAAATTTCAAATTATGGAAAGGTATTTTCACTTAAAAATAATATATATATGAAATTAACTAAAAATAATAATGGATATATGCAAATTAGAATTTATAATAATGATTGTAAATCAAAAACATTTCGTGTTCATCAATTAGTTGCTTATATGTTTGTTGATAATAAAGATAATAAAAAAATTGTAGATCATATTGATAGAAATAAAATAAATAATCATTTTAAAAATTTAAAATGGGTTACACATCAAGAAAATATGTTAAATATTAATAGAAATATAGTTATACAAAAAAATAATAAAATTATTGAAGAAAATAAAAATATATTTACTAAAATAGGAATAATAAATAATATAAATTATTCTAATTATTCAATTAATGAAGATGGAGATATTAAAACTATAAAAGGAAAATTACGAAAACAACATATAAATGATGGTTATAGTTGTATTGGGTTAAAAGGTGTAAATTGCGAAAATATGAAAGAAATACATTCATTTAAAGTTCATAGATTAGTCGCATATACATATATAAATAAGCCAGAAAACTTTAATGATACTTACGTAGTTAATCATATTGATGAAAATAAATTAAATAATAATATTCATAATTTAGAATGGTGTACATCTGCTGAAAATACTCAAAAATATTTTAATTTACGAAAAATAAAATATCCAATTATAAAGAAAAAAAATAAAATTATTTGTAAAATAGATATTAAAACAAATAATATTATAAAAAAATATAATACATTTATTGAAGCATCTAAAGATATTAATACTAAAAATAATGCTGGTTCAATAAGTTGTTGTTGTAAGGGATTAAGAAAAACTGCATATGGATTTAAATGGAAAATTATTTTTGAATAAAATATATATTTTAGTTATTTTTTAAGATTTTTTAAGATTTTCTTTTAGTTGATTATTTTCAACTAATAATTTTTCATATAATTCTTTATAATTAGGTTGTTCCATTATTAAGTTTAAATATATATATAATTATACATATATTTTTAAGTTAAAAATAAAATTGATTAATAAATTATATAGTATATATATGTTTAATTATACAACAATGTTAAATCACATAAGAAATAAAGTTAAAAAAATAAAGTATAGAAAAATAAAGTTTAAAAAATTAAATATTCAAAAAAAGGTCAAAAAAGAACAACGTTTATTCAAATCATATAGTCATAATGGTAAAATGTTGATGTATAAATTATTATTTAATAATGGAAAATCAACACGAATATATTCTAAAATTGAATTGGTATTAGAAGATGTTAAAATATCTGCAAAAAATCATACTAATTATTATAAAACCCAATATATACCAAAATGTATAATAAGTGTTGGCAATATACTATTACACCTTCGCACATTTAAAACGCCGATTTTTTAGACCTTATAATTTTTAAGTTTCCGTGTCATTCGTGAGGTTTTCTTTACATATGTTGTATCTCTGTTATAAGATTTGGATAAAATTAAAAAAACATTTAAATTTTTATCATCGGCGTTTTAAATGTGCGAAGTTGTAAATGTTAAAAGGTGTAAAACGCCGATGTTATTCATAAAATAATTTTTATTCTGTATATTGTTTCAGAATATCCTTCAATATATGTATAATCTGACTCCTCATACTTAAATGAGGCAATCCGATGTTTACAACAGGCATCTGGCAGATTATAATACCCCTTAACACAATGCGGTTTTTCGCAGTAACCAACTTGAAAAACAAGTTCAGGAGATTTTTCTTTATTTACAATAAAATCTTTAATTATACGATAAGCATCTGCTTCATTTTCAATATCAAATGTATGTTGATGAGTATTTTCATCAATGTATTTTTCAAATGTATGTTGATCAGTATTTTCATCAATGTATTTATATAATTCAACGATGGTAATTTCCACATACTTCCGTGCAGGTTTGGTAATTATCTTCTTAAAGTCAAATATAATATTGTCAGGGTTAGGAATTGATTCAACAGGGCGTTCAACATCATCAGCAGGAACAAATATGTCTATTTTTAAATTTAAATCATCTTTACAAAAGCTAGCAGTTTCCATTTTTAAGTTAATTTATATTGTTATAATTTAAAGTTTAATTAAATCAATTTTTTATTTAATTATAAAATCGGCGTTTTAAATGTGCGAAGGTGTAAAAATCTTTTAATTCAAACTTGTAAATATGGGTTCTAATAATTTTTCCATTCTCGGTTAATTATTTAATTTTAAAAATTTTTATGTATATTAATTAATAACTTTTAAACGTATAGCAATGATTTTATATTTATCTTCATCCTCTTTTTTATAATATTTATAATAAATACTTTCACCTTGTTCAATTGTATCTATACTCGGAAGACATTTTTCTAATGTTTCATTTAATAAATATTCTTTAAATGATTTATAATTATGTATAGATGTAATCTTAACACGAAAATTACGTTCAAAACCAAAGTCATTATTTTCAAATTTAATATAATCTCCTTTTTTAATTTCAGCAAAATCACCTTTTTTTAATCTTCCTTCACATTTTTTAATTCCTAATTTAATTAATGAAAACCAAGGTTCTGATAAATGTTTAGTATATTCAGTCATTATAAATATAATTATATATAATAATTTCCTTTTTATATTTCAATTTTTTTATAAATATTATTTTTATTATTAATAATATAAAATATATTTTAATATAATTATAAATTAAAATGGTTAAACAATCATCATCAGACTTAAAATTTAAAGCAGTTAAATATTACAAGAAAGTTAATAATTATACTAAAGTATGTAATATTTTTGAATGTAGTGAAAGAAGTTTAAAAAGATGGGTTGAAAGATACAATCAAAATGAAAATGTTGAGAGAAAAAATAGAAAACAAGGTTCATATAAAGTAAAAAAAGAACATATTAAATTTATTAAAGATACACTTACGAAAAATAATATTATACATATGAAACAATTACAACAATTGATAATTAATAAATATCCTACATTAAAAATATCAAGACAATATTTATCAGATATAATTAGAGATAATAATATTACACGTAAAAGGGCTACTTTTGCACATTTTCCTAAAACATATAGAGGACAAATTAGAAATGAAAATCAAGAATTAAAAGATTTTTTTGAGGTAATTAAAAAATATAAATTAGATGATATTATTTCAATTGATGAATCTTCAGTAAGCACTTCATTATCATTTAATTATTGTAGAAATTCTTTAGGTAAAAGATGTATTATTAAAACTGATAATAATTTTGTATTTCAAAAGTTTTCTTTATTAGTAGCGATTGATAACACAAAATGTATTAGTTATAAATTATATGATAAAGGTTCAGTAAATGGTGAAAGATTTAATGAATTTTTGAAAGATGTATGTAAAAATGTTAAAAATAAATTAATAATATTAGATAATGGTAAAATACATAAAACAGAAGAAACTAAAAATATAATAAAAAATAGTGGTAATTTCTTATTATATACTTGTCCTTATCATCCAAGATTAAATTGTATAGAACAATGGTTTAATCAAGTAAAACATTATATGAAAATTTATAAAACGAATGATTTTACTGAATTAAATTCTAACTTAAAAAAATCAATAAATAATATTAGTAAAGATAATTATAAAAATTACTTTATATATGCTTATAATAAAGATTTATATAAAACTTTAAAAAGAAAAAAATTATCTACAAAACATAGAACATTAAAAATTTATAAAAATTAAAATCGGCATTTAAAATACGCAACGCTCTAAATAAAACATATTTGTAAATATTAAATAAATAAAAATGATTTTATATAATTTCTAAAAAAAATCTTTATAAATATTAGATAAATAATAATAAAATGAATACAAATGAAGTTATAGACAGTACTGACAATATATGTGTTATTAAACCAAATTTGAAATGTGAAAATGCAATAAATTATGATCCTTACAAACAATATATTTCTAAGATAATAAAAGATAAAAATGTATATAAAAAAGAACTAAAACATGATGTAGGATTAAAAGATATAGATCCACAAATGAAATATTTTATTTATGGTCCACAATCATGTACACCATCACATTCTGACATTAAAAGACTACAAAAATTAATAGCGACAAATAAATGTAATGATTTTTTAAACAATCCAAACATATTAAATTATGTTTATGGTGGTATAGATTTATTTTTCCTATTAGAAAATATATCAAAACTTTCAGAAAAATATACAGTATATAACTGGTATGAACTATTAATATCTTTTAGAAATATAGTTAAAGGTATTGAATTATTAAATACTAACGATATTTATCATTTAGATATTAGTATTGAAAATGTAGTATATGATGAAAATGAAAATTTTCCTGTTTTTAAATTAATAGATTTTGAAACAAGTTATAAAAAAACACAAGGACTATTCCCCGAGTTTAGAGTAAAACCATACTTTATATCTCCTGAACTTTATAATTATAAACAAGATTTTGTTGATATACCTAGACGTGACAATTTAGACCCAACTTTATTTTCAAACTTGCATCAAGACCAATTTACTGATGACAACTATACAGATAAATTAGAAAAAATAGATCGGCGCATAAATTTATTATCAGGTAATAATCTATTAATATATACTGATATATATGCAATGGGTATAATATTAAAAAATATCTTAACACATATAAATAAAGATAACGAAAAAAAAGATGAATACAAGATACTAATAAGATTATTAAGTGAATATATTGATATAATATTAGTTGCTGATCCAACAAAAAGATTATTTATCCAAAATCTATTAGAATTATATGACATATTATTACAAAATATTAGCAAAAATTTATATCCTACTGACAAAATAGATACATATTCACTACCTTTTATAGATAAATATAAATATGTTCAACATTTAAATTTACTAACAAAAATGGAACCACCAGCAAATTTACTAAAACCCATAAATCTACAATCACCAGAACAATTACAAAGAAAAATGAAATCACCATCAAATTTACGAACAAAAATGGAATCACCAGAAAATTTACGAACAAAAATGGAACCACCAGCAAATTTACTAAAACCCATAAATCTACAATCACAAGCAAATTTAATAAAAAAAATGGAATCACCACAATATTTACTAAACAAAACAAATAAATATATAGGAGGACATAAACAAAGTCATAGTCATCATAGAAATAAAATACATCAAAGCAGTAAAAGAAGTAAAAGAAGTAAAAGAAGTAAAAGAAGTAAAAGAAGTAAAAGAAGTAAAAAAAGTAAAAAATTATTTAATAAAAAAGTATAAATTACCTATACTACAAATATTGTATTATGTGTAGTTTATTTAATTCATATATTCAATACCTTTATATATTTCACACGAAAAAATTAACTCGACATTTGAAATATCTAAAGCTTTAATATGCCTTTTATAATGTCTACATTCATTTTTGACAATAATCTTTCTAATCTTTTTTTTATGTAGCGAACACCTCCATATTTATTACTATTACTATTACTATTACTATTACTATTACTATTAGTTTTATAACTATACTTTCTTTTTTTATTTATTAAATTATTTTTATTTATGACATTATGTATTTTAGATATTCCAGAACTATTCTTAGTATTCGTAGTATTCTTAGTATTCGTAGTCACAGATTTATTACTATTATAATTATACATACAAGGTATTTTTACAATTTGATCAATTTGCATATTTGTTAATACTATTTGTTTTTTATTATCACCAAATATATTTTTAATAATACTTGGTAATAAAAATGTCGTAGCAATATGTTTTTTTTCAGGTATTGTATAAGATTGAAACTTAATAATTTCCATTCTATCAAGTAATATAGGTGATATTTTTGATTTATCATTAAATGAAAAAATAAATGTTGCTCTAGATAAGTCAATGACTATACCATCCATATAATCATCCATAAACTGAGTATTTTGTGTATAGTCTGTTAAATGTATTAACATATTTATGATTTCTTGTCCTCTATCTGTATTACTCACTTTATCTAATTCATCAAAATAAAATATAGGATTCATACATTGTGATTGTTTTAATGACTGTATTATTTTACCACAAGCACTACCTTCATATACATAATTACTACCAGATAAGAATGTTCTATCTTGTGCTCCTCCTAATGAAATAAATATAAATGGTAATCCAAATACTTCTGATAGACCATCTTTTATTAATGTTGTTTTACCTGTTCCTGCATCGCCATGAATTGCAAATACAGAACCCATTGTTTTAGGATTAGTTATCATTTTTGCAAGTATTTCAATAATATGGCTTTTTGTTTCTTGTTGTCCATAGATTACTTTATCTAAATGTTGTTGTGCTTCAGTTAAAAATAAAGATGGGTTTTTAATTACATTTTCATCCATATATTTAGGTATTTTATAAATATTAAATGGTATTTCTAAAAATGTATCTATCCAATTACTAAGTTTAAAATATTCATTATCTCCAGGTTTCATTATTTCTAATAATTGTAATTTATTTAATGCTACCTTTTTATAATATGTATCCAGAGATGATTTCATAATTTTAAATATTTTTGGTATCTTAGTATCTGTTAAATTAATAATGTTAGTAAATGTGTCTAATATACTTATTCTTTGTTCTGGAGTATCATCTATAAAATACTTTATATTTTCATAAAATTGTGTAATATGTAAATTTTGTTTAATTGTAATAAGATTATTATAAAATTGTGTTGCTTGTTCTTTTAAAGTACGTTTATCTTTTTCATTATATTTATGTTTAATAGTTTTAATATAATTAGTTATATAAGTATTAATCAATTTAGTATTTTTTTTATTTGTATATTTAATATCATCTTTACTATACTCATCACTATACTCATCACTATACTCATCACTATACTCATCACTATACTCATTACTATCATCTTCACTACATTCTTCACTACATTCTTCACTACATTCTTCACTACATTCTTCACTACATTCTTCACTATCATCTATAAAATCGTTATCATCGTTATCATCGTTATCATCGTTATCATCGTTATCATCGTTATCATCGTTATCATCGTTATCATCATTTATTCTTGATGTTGATGTTGATGTTGATGTTGATGTTGATGTTGATGTTGATGTTGATTTTTTTTTCATTTTTTTACTATTTAATTTTTATTTTTAATTTTATTAATTTATATTTTTATTTTTAATTTTATAGTTTATACTTAATATAAATTTTATAATAAACTTTATATTTATAAAAATTGATTTTAATATTATTAATTTATTTTATTATAATATAATATAAAGTTTAATTTAAAAAATATCCATATTATTTAATAATAAACTAAATTAGATTATTATAAATTAGATTATTGTAAATTAGATTATTATAAATTAACGATGACAACTCTTGATGATGATAATTTTGAAACAGGATTTGTAAATGGTATTCAATTTGGTATATATAGTCCAGAAGTGGTTAGAAATAAATCAGTAGTTCATATTACTTGCGAAACATTATATGATAGTAATGGAGAGCCTAAAATAAATGGTCTTTTTGATTTACGTATGGGACCTATTGAACCCTATATTAATTGTAAAACGTGTGAACAAAATTATATTACTTGTCCAGGGCATTTCGGTCATATTGAATTGCCTAAGCCAGTATTTAATTTACAATTTGAAACAGATATTGTTAAAATTTTAAGATGTATTTGTATTAAATGTAATCGATTACTTTTAAATAAAAATGATAAAATTATTAAAAATATTATAGCATTAACAAAAGGTAATCATAAAGAACGTTTTGAGAAAATATTTAAACTTGTTCAACAAAAAGCAAAAATATGTGGTGATATAAATAAAAAAAATGAAACCCTATATGATAATGGAGGATGTGGTGCAATTCAACCCACTAAATATAATAGTAGTAATTTTAGAAGCGATTATGAAATTATTGCTGAATGGAAAGATGATAATGAAGATGTTCCTATTAATATTTCACAAAAATTAAATGCTGAAATTGTATTAGCTATATTTAAACGTATTACAGAAGATGATGCTCTTGTTTTAGGATTTAGTCCTAAATGGTGTATGCCTGCTTGGTTAATCATCACTATGTTACCTGTAGTCCCGCCTAGTGTGAGACCAAGTGTTCGACAATATAATAGTCAACGTAGTGAAGATGATTTAACTAATAAATATTATGAAATTATTAAATGGACTAAAATGTTAAAAGATAAATTATCAAAGAATACAGTTCTATCTTTAGATACTATTAAAAGTTATAATGCTCAAATACAACATCATGTTATTACTTTATTTAATAATGATATTAAAGGAATACCTCAAGCTTTAACACGAGGTGGTCGTCCTATGAAGACATTGCGACAACGGCTTGTTGGTAAAGAAGGTCGTATTAGAAATAATCTTATGGGAAAACGTGTTGATTTTAGTGCTCGTAGTGTTATATCAGCAGATGCTAATTTAGCCATTGAAGAATTAGGAGTGCCTTATAAAATTGCTATGAATTTAACATTTCCAGAAGTAGTAAATAAAATTAATATTAATAAACTTTATCAATATGTAAGAAATGGTTCTAAAATTTATCCTGGTGCAAAAAGTATTAAAAAAATAAGAGATGGAAGACAATATTCTATACTTGATGATAAAGATACAAGCACTATTATACTTGAATATGGTGATACTGTTAATAGACATTTAATTAATGGCGATATTGTATTATTTAATCGTCAACCATCATTGCATAAAATGAGTATGATGGCACATAAAGTTCGTGTTATGGAAGGTAATACATTTCGATTAAACGTCGATGTTTGCAAACCCTACAATGCCGATTTCGATGGTGATGAAATGAATATGCATGTACCACAAAGTCTTCAAACTTCTGTTGAATTACAATATCTCGCTGCTGTATCAAAGAATATAATTAGTCCTAGTTCAAATGCTCCTATTATAGGTCCTGCCCAGGATAATTTATTAGGTTTATTTAAATTAACTGATGATAATGTTTATTTTACACATCAAGAAATGATGAATTTATTAGTGTCTATTGAAAAATTTAGCGGTATTATTCCTGAACCTGATTTCAATGATGGACAACTGGTTAAATGGACTGGTAAACAATTATATTCTATGATTTTACCACCTATTACGTATACTCAAGATTTATCTAAAAAAAAATTAAAAAATATAATTATTGAAAATGGTATATTAAAGCAAGGTCAAATTGAAAAAAGTGCATGTTCAAATATATTACATTATATTGTTAATGACTATGGTACAAAAGAAGCTACTCGATATTTAAATGACTTACAAAAGATTGTATCTCGTTATTTAATTAGAAGTGGCTTTAGTGTTGGTATTAGTGATTTAATAGTCCATAAAGATATTAAAAAACGTAATGAAGAATTTATTTTACAAGGGAAAAAAGATGTTATAGAATTAACTAAAAAAGTTCATTTAAATATTCTTGCAGACCTTTCTGATAATTTAGATTTATTATATGATGGAAAAATTGCAGCAATAAATACAAAAACTGTTGATAATATTACAGACCAAATTATTAAAAAAATGCCTTTAACAAATCGTATTAATTATATTGTTACAAGTGGTTCTAAAGGTAAGGCTGACAATATACAACAAATGATGTGTCTTCTTGGTCAACAAACCATAGATCAGCAACGGGTTCCATTAGGTTTCAGCAATCGTTCATTACCTCATTATCCACGTTTTGAAAATGGTATAGAAAGTCGTGGATTTATTAGTAGTAATTTTATGAATGGTTTAAATCCACAGGAATACTTTTTCCATGCTATGGCTGGAAGAGAAGGTGTTATTGATACTGCTGTTAAAACAGCTACATCTGGATATTTGCAGAGACGTCTTGTTAAATCTATGGAGGATTTAAAAGTAGCGCACGATTTTACAGTTAGATCAAGTAATAATGATATAGTTCAATTTTGTTATGGTTATGATGGTTTTAATAGTGTTGATTTAGAAAAACAAAAAACAAATTTTATAAAGATTGATATTACTAAATTAAATACTAATTATTATATTGATGTTAATGAAAAATTTGAATATGTTATGAAAAGTGAACTTACAAAAATGAAGAAAATTGGAAATTGGAAACAAATTATTATAGATTATAATAAAAATATTGAAACTATAATATATGATTTTCATAAAATTTATACAAAATTTAATAAAATTGATGATATTGAGATCTATTATCCAGTTAATTTTAAAAGATTAATTTTAAATACTATTAAAACATTTAAACTTGATGATATAAATAAAAGTGATTTAAATCCAATTGAGATTATTATAGAATTACAAGAACTTATTAATTATTGCAGAGTTGGGGACCGTCGTAGTTTATCTTGTGAACTATTAATATGGGATTATCTTGCTCCTAAAAAACTTATACGTGATTTAAAAATTAATAAAATTGCATTTACTCATATTATAAATTCTGTTAAAGCACGTTTTAAAAACTCTTTAGCAGAAGGTGGTGAAATGGTAGGACCTATTGCAGCACAAAGCCTTGGAGAATTAACTACACAGATGACTTTAAATACTTTTCACCATGCTGGTATTGGTGCACAATCTTCTGTTACAAAAGGTGTGCCTCGTTTAACAGAAATTCTTAGTAATACCCGTTCCTTAAAAAATAATTCTTATGAAATATATTTAGATGAAGAACACAGATTTAATGCAGATACTGCTAATAAACTTGGTAATAATCTTGCAATGACAACAATTGGTGATATATTAGATTCAAGTGCAATTTATTTAGAACCAAATAATAATTATGATAATGTTTTGCCTGAAGATCGTGAATTTTTAGAAATCTATAAATTATTTAGTGAACTTGATTCACAATCTGTAAAAATACCTGAAAATCCTTGGTTAATTAGACTTGAATTTAATCGCCGTAAAATTATTGATAAGAAGATAACAATGGAAGATATTCAATTTATATTAAAAGAGCATTATCCAAATTCTTCATTAATGTTTATGGATGATAATTCTTCTAAACTTGTATTTAGAATAAGACTTAATTTTTCATCAAATAAAGCAAATGATGATATACTTTTTATGGAATATACAATTAAAGAAATTAATGATATTAGTATAAAAGGTGTTGATGGTATTACAAATGTAAGAATACCTAATGATGAAAAAGATTTAACATCTATTGTTATAAAAGAAAATGGTTCTTTTGTAGAAAAAAAAGAATATAAAATTATAACGGATGGATCGAAAACATTAAATACGCAAATATTATTTGATATATTAATTCGTAAAGGTATTGATCCTAATAGAACATTTAGTATAGATCCTAATGAAATGTATTCTATATTTGGTATTGAAGCTGCTCGCTTTCAAATACAATATCAATTAAATAAAGTATTAACTGATAATGGTATTAATATTAGTCCACGACATCTTGATTTACTTTGTGATAAAATGTGTCAAAATGGTGATATTATGTCAGTAAGCCGACACGGTATTAAGAAAGAAAATATTGGACCACTTGCTAAGGCAAGTTTTGAAGAAACAACAGACCAATTGCTTGAAGCAAGTCTTTTTGGTTCTTTTGATAATATTAAAGGTGTCTCTAGTAATATTATGGTAGGTCAAATACCTAATTGTGGGACGGGTGATTCTGTTGTCTTATTAGATGAAGATTTACTAAATACATATGAAGATGAAGAAGCAATTATTGAAGAAGAAAAAGTTGACATTGATAGTTATTTCAAAACAAGTGAATTTTGTGATGGAGTAGGTATTAAAATGTCATTAAATGATATTATTACGAATGATGGAGAATATGAAGAATATGAGTTTTGTCCTGATGTTATAGTTGAATAGAAGGAACCTACGGTTCCCTCATACTCCCTCCCTTTTAGAAAAAAAATAGTTTGCATTTATAATTTTTATTTTTTGTTTTTTATCTTATAAATCTATATATATGTAAATATATATTCCCATATTTCTAAAGGTAATTGCCTTTGTTTATCATTATTAGTAATGCCAATATAGTTTGAATTTTTGATATACCGAAAGGCAACGTGTTTAACTAATTCATGCTTTATATATTCAAATTCAATCAGTTTTTTAATTTTACCTAAATATTTTATATTTGAATGAATATGTCTAAAAGATTTTGTATTATAACTATAATTTGAATGATCCTCTAAAATCTCTTGTAAATGATTAATTAAATCTAAAGGATATGCATTCATATAATTTTTTTCATAAATAATATCTGGATTTTGAGTAAGTAGATTTTTTATTTGAATATATTCATACTTATTAAACTCATATAGATATTCATATTCATAATCTTCATCATCATGTGTAGATGGTATTAAATGTTGACAAGCAATACAATATACATATATATAACTAAAATGTAATAAATGTGTATCTAATACTGTATTTTTTGGATTACATATACACAATATATTATCATCATCAGACTCGAGTTGTTCCATTTTATTATTAGATTAATTATTATATTTATTATTGGATTGATTATTAGATTAATTATTATTATTATTATTAAATAAATAGTAGTATAAAAAACAATTTTATAAATAAATAATATCAAATTAAATTACTAAAAAAATAAAATAGTTTAACTTTACAAGTATGAAACTATCTTTATAAAAATGTAAACATATAATTCCACACTTGTAAAGGTAATTGAAATAATTCAGCATTATTACCAATATGGTTTGAATTTTTTATATATCGATATGCAGTGCTTTTTATTAGTTCACATTTTAGATATTCAAACTTTGCAAATTTTAATATTTCATATAATATATATTGATTTTTTCTAATTTCACCGTGTTCTCTATATTTTAAAAATGGGTGAGTATCTTCCACATCTAGAATAGTATCTAATTTATTTATAAATTCAATAGGTGTAAAATCTAAAAATTTTATATATAATATTTTTGGATTAATTTTTATAATATTTTTTATTTGTATAATTATTTCTTCTTCATCTTCATTTTCTAAATCTAATTGTTTTTTATCTTCATCTTCATCATCATATATATGTTTTCTATATTTATATTCATATCTATAAATAAAACATTTCTCACAATCAATATATATATAACTAAAATGTAAAAGTAATCTATATAGTGAAGGTAAATTATGATTACAAATACACCATATATCGATATCTAGATAGTCATAAGTAGAATTCCAATACTCGCTAAGCATCCAATCCATATTGATTTTATTACTAATTTTAACTATTTTATATTAGTTAAAATAATTTTCAATTTTTTTAATTAAAAATTACTAAATTATATTAATAATATTAATAATACTAATATAAAAGTAAAATTTATTAATATATATATTGATATATATTGATAGTGTATCTAGATACATATATTCACAAATGCTTATAATAGATACTCGGGAAGGTAAGTTAATAGAACTAATTAAAAAAACATCATCATTTACTATACCCTATGAAGTAAAAAATTTACAAATTGGTGATATTATTATTTCACCCACAAAATATCCTGAAAAACAATTAATTATTGAACGAAAATGTATGACTGATATGATTTGTAGTATTAAAGATGGTCGCTATAAAGAACAAAAACTTAGATTAAAAGCAGAAGAATCTAATTCACAAAATACAAAAAGAATATGTTATCTTATTGAAGGTATTATTAATGATTTACGATTACCAAATGATAAAACATTATTATATGGTAGTATAGTTAGTTCAACATTTAGAGATAATATACCATTACTTAGAACTAATAATATAAATGAAACTTTAGATATTATTATTAGAATACATGAAAGAATGAATAAAGATATTACTGATTTTTTTAGTTGTAAAGAAACTAATAATAAAAATATAATTACTATAACTTTACCTACTCCAGAACTAACTCCTATAAATGATAATACTACTATACTTACTAATACTATTCTGGAACCATCTATTAATATATCTCAAACTCCAGAAATAAATTTAGAAAATAAAGAAGATAATAATACTTTAGAAATACAATCTTTACAAGAAACAAATAATTTATATTTACAATCTATTAAAAAATGTAAAAAAGAAAATCTTACTCCTAAAGTATGGAACCAACTTGCATTAACTCATATTCCAGGTATTAGCTCAACCATTGCTATTAAAATTAATGAACATTATCCAACGATAAGACATTTATTACAAGCATATGATAATTGTGCTAATGAAGAAGAAAGTATTAAAATTATATCTGAAATATTACTTACAGAGACTGAAAAACAAAAAAGACGTATAGGAACAGTTATTGCTAAAAGAATATATGAATATTTATATCTGGATACACAATAAATATTAGGAAATGAATTTGATAGATATAGATAATATATATAGCTATAGAGATATAGATATTATAACTAAATTAAAATACTTCATTTTTATATTTTTCATATATAATTAGTTTGTCCAGAATATATTGACAAGATTGTCTATGATGATCTTCACATAATACATAATCATTAAATATATTTAAGTATTCTAATATATCTCTTTTAGTTTCATTATTTGTATTTACAAATTGTAATACATCATTATCTACTTTATATTTATTTGTTCTATATTTTTCTATTTGTGATAAAAATTTTTCTGTAATTATTTGTTTTATTTGTTTTCTTAGTTTTTCATTATAACCTTGTAAACTATCAATATTTATATTATCAAAAAATAAAAGTAATTGTATAAATAGAGTGCATAATAATATAATATCTTTTTTTTGTGCTATAGATAAATAATCTGATTTTGATAATTGTTTTATAATACTATTTGTAATTTTAATAGGCATTAGATTAGCATTGCAACTATTAATATCATAAAATACATCATTAATATAAGTATTATTTACACCACATCCAAGACCAAAATCAGTGAATTTCACTTTTATTTCATCTATCCTATTATCTAACCTATCTATCCTATCTATACTATCTATACTATCACCATAAGTTGATACTAAAATTGAATTACCATTTATATTTTGATGTGCTACATTATGTTGATGTATTTTAGCAAGACCATGTAATATTACTTTTATAAGATGAAATAATATTTTATAATAATTTTTATGGTTCATTTTTAATAAATATTGTTTAATATGATTTAAACTAAATCCATTAAATATAGGAAATATTGTAAATACTTGGTTATCTACAATTTTATGTTCTAAACAAGGATTAATATATTCTTTTGTTATTTTATTTGATGATAGGTATTTTAATAAATTTATTTCAAAATTTAATTGTTTTTGTTGATTTGGATTTATAGTAGAATTTAAATTTATTTTTTTACATATATATTTTTTATTATTTTTATCTAAAGCAGTATATAAGCTACCTTGGATACCTTCACCTAAATATTTATTAATTTTATATTTATGTGATACATTATTATTAAAAATAGTATTTATTAATATTATATTTTCATTAGTATTATTAATATTATTATTTATATTATTATTAGTATCTAATATTGTTGTTATATTTAATTGTTGGGCATTATTCATTATAAATATTTTTTACTACTATTAGATAGCTAGAAAAATAAAACATAAAATATTATAAAAATATTATAAAAATATTATAAAATTAAAAATATAAGATAAATGTAAAATAAATGTAAAATTAAATTATACATAGGGTCTGCTAAAAGGTTGTTCCTCATAACTAAATTTAGGTAACATACTACCAACATTAGTTAATTGAACACTTTCTTCAGTATTAGCCATTTGACCTTGAGGATTTAATTCCAAAACATTCATTGGTAAACCTCTATCTACGAGACCTGTTAATTTTATAGAATTTGGGCTTGGTGACATACATACAGGACTACGTTTTTGAGGCACATCCCAATTTGTTGGAGGTAAATAAGTATAACCTGGGACCCAAGTTTTAGCATCTTTATAATCTTGAACTGTAAGATTACCATCTTGATCTTCTCTAATTGCATCATATTCTCCACATTTTTTTTTATCAGTATAGCTAGGACTGGCACCATTAATATCAAATTCACTACCACTAAAAGCACTATTCCATTTTGATTGTTTTTCAGTATTACCAAAACCATTATTTTTTTTACCAATAATAATTTTAGGACTAAATATACTTTTTATTTCATCTTTTATTTCTTGTAAGGTTGGTGTTGGAACATCATTAAAAAACTCTTGATTCTTACCAAGTAAATCATCAACTGTAGATACAGCATCATCATTTATATTATGATTATTTGTATTTGTATTCGATAATTCTGCTATTGTATTTTTGTTATTATTTGTTTTCATATTATCTTCAAAATTATCTTCATCATTATATTCATTATCAAAATAATCTTCAGACTCTTCAGAATTTATAATCATATCATATTCATCATCGGTTGTATTTTGAAACTTATCATGTATTTTATTATTATTTTTATTATTATTTTTATGTTTAGTTGTACGATTTTGTTTTTTATTATTTTTAGTTGTAAAACCTTCATATCTTTTATTTGAATTATCTATTTGAATATAATTATACGATGCTCTTAAAATTGCAATAAAAGCAATTGCAAGTAGTAACATTTCGATCGTATTTAATTTCTTATTAAATTCATTATAGAATACAAAAAATGCTATTATTATTAATAATATGGACAACATATTTAATTGATACATTTTATTTATTATTTATTACAGTAAATGAAATAAAAATGAGACAAACTTATTATAATATTAGATTATAATTTAATAAAATTTAATAAATATATTTATATAAATAAAATATATTTATTTATATAAATAAAATCTATTTATTTATATAAATAAAATCTAATTCTATTATAAATTATAAATAAAAAAATAATAACAAAATACAAATAAATACAAATAAATACAAATAAATACAAATAAATACAAATAAATACAAATAAATACAAATAAAATATGTTAAATCTTGCTGGTGTAGTTCTTATAATAGTTATATTAATTTTACTTATTTATTTATTACGTAATAAAGCATTAGATAATTTCATAGTATTTGTTGATGATGTTGTTATACCTACAAGTTGTTATAATTATTTAGTTACAAATGGTAAACATTTTTTTCTTCTTAATACAAAAAAAATGATTGATGGTATATCCAATCCTTTAACATTTGATACTAAATTAGATGCTCAAAAATATTTAAAAAATATGAAATGTCCTGATAATATACCCTTTGTTGATTTAGTTATGAGAAAAAAAAATGATGATCCTACAGTATCTTATGAAAGAGAATGTAGTAGAAAAGTTGCTCCTAATTTATTTGACCTTGATGTATGTGGTAAATATGGAACAGATAATGATACTGCTGCAAATAAATATCTGGCACGTCTTAATCAAGTTGAAACTGATAAGAAAATAAATGCTGATTATAATGTTGAAACCTGTATGATAGATAAAGTGATGAAAGAAGATCCTGCTTTAGACGATACAAATTTTAAAACATATTTTGCACAATATTTTGATACTATGAATTCAAATATTGATGAAAAATATTTATATATTACTAATTAATTTATTTTATTTTTATATCAAAAGAATCATTATAAGATAATCCTTGTAATATACTACCTAAACATATACCTAATAATAATGCAAAAATATTATTATATTTATAAATTAAAATAATAGGTATTAAAATTATAAATAATAATGAAAATATAATCCAATGATGAATGTGATATTTAGTATTCATACATGATATTATAATTGAATTAAATATTAAAGGTTTTTGTTTCTCACCTCTATCTATTAGTATATAAAATATAAATCCTAGTAAAAAACCTATTATTATATAAAAATTCATTATTATTATCTAGTTATTTACAATATATAAACAAAATTATTTTATAGGTTTTATAGTTTTTATAGTTTTTATATTTATAAGTTTATAAGTTTATAACTTTGATTTAAAATTTATACTTTGAAAGGAAATAATTTGTCCCTATTCATTTTACATATTTTACCTTGACCCAGAACTTTATATGTATAATAATTAATTATTAAATATACAAATCCAAAAAAGAATGCAAAGATAGCACTTAAGATACGTTGTGATAATTCTTGATCTGCATTACAATTAAGAGCTACAGAAAGCCCGAGAAAATTTAATGTTAATATACCCACTAAAAAAGCATATTTCATAAATAAAATTAAATAATCTGAAAATTTATCTTGCATTGTCACAGAATCAGGATTACTTGCTGAAGGTGACACACTTATCATATCAATTACATCTTCAAATGAGGTTGATGATTCAAACTTTTCTTTTTTAGATGATGTTATTTTATTTTGTTGCATTTTTTTATTATTTTTATTATTTTTAGTTCCCATTTTTATGTTAGTTTTAATTTTAGTTTTTTATTTTATATACTATTCTAAATAGATAAAATAAAAACATAATAAATACAAATAATATTAGTGTATCCAGAATAAAAATAATAAAAATAAATAATAAAAATATGTTATACTTTTAATTGGCATATTTAAGTCCACCTTTTCCACCCATAATTGTTAATATATCATAATTTTGTGCAAATATTAATATATTATAATTATAGATATTATTTGTATATCCGGTAGTATATAGTTCTGTTAATATCAAAGCTAACTCCTTTTTATTTAAAGATGACATATTAAGAGCACCCATTGGTTGTATATTATTATTATCTAATGAGAATGAATATGTATATATACCTTCTTGTGGCATATTATTATTAGAATTAAAATTTTCCATTAAATTATAAAATACAGAGTCTTTACCATTTAGTCTTGCTGATGATGGTAAATCATTATTAAGAACATTGCCTGTTGTAATTTCATTACCTTGGATTTTTAATGTTGCTGCTTTTAATAAATTAGATGTTTTATAATATTTTATATTAGTAGTATTTATTGTTAAAGCAGAACCGTGAGGATTATAATATCCATTTGAATATGGAGGTAGTTTTTCAATATTCCAATTAGTAAAATTAGACCATTCATTGACATCTTCCATATCTGTTCTACGTATCATAAATACTATTTCCGAAACAGGTTTAATTATATTTTTCATATCAATGGATATATTATTAATTTTATAAGTTTCTTCAAATTTTTGTACTTGAGTAATTAAATAATCATGTGATGCTAAAGCAAATCTTTTTCTTTCTTCATTATCTAAAAATATATTATTAACTTCAAGTCTTGGTGTTATATTTAAACTATTTTGTGTTGATAATGGTTGTGGTAATGGTTTTAAAAAATTACCTATATAATGTGATGATGATATTGGTCTAATACGATACCCTGTTACTGGATTAATAACAGTATATAATTCACTTAATCGCCTTAATAAAAAACGCACTTTTAATTCTGCATATTGTGTTGCAATTAATGGAAAACTTAAAGATGCATATTTATTAAACCAAAATATGAGTGGTAAATATATCTTTCTATTAATAATGGATGGGGCATAAGATGTTGTAGGATAACTACCATTATTACCAGGAGATGAAGACGGATCATATAATTCTGGTATATGTCCAATCATTCTATAATAACCATCTTTCTTTCCTTGATTATAATTAAGTTCACTATACGCATGAAACCATTCAGAATAATGTTTATCTAAATTTGTATTGGTATCTAATTGTAATGTTGCTTCCTTTACTATATATTCACCAATACGTTTAATCCATTGAAATTGATAAATGCTATCTGAATATATATCTGGAAGTTCAAACGTTAAATACACATCACGAATAGCATCACCATCACGTGGTATTGTAAATTCTATTGTTTTTTCAGTGTCCCAAGATAATTCAGTAGTATATGTTGGTTGAACTGTTATAAATTCTGTAGCAAAATTAGTATATTTTCTATACACTGATTTAAAATGAGTAATTTGAGGGTTAAGCGTTAAAAATGCCATACGGTCTGTATTCCCATATTCAAGTTGTAAAAGTGCTCCTACTGTCATTTTTTAGTATGTATATTTATGTATATTTATGTATATTTATGTATATTTATTCTAGATACTATATTTATTCTAGATACTATATTTATTCTAGATACTATATTTATTCTAGATACTATATTTAATATTTATATATATTATATATATTGTTTTTATATAATAAATTATTTTTTATACTCTAAAATAATATAAAATATTATAAAATTGATTTCATAAAGTTAATAATGAATAAATTTAAATTTAAACCCTTATTGCTATTAATTATTTAATATAGTTATTATAAGTATCAAAATGGCATATTCTTATACAAAAACTGAAATATATACAGAAAAAACAATACTTGAATATGATGAATTTAATAATGTTATTTCACGTAATGTTTATTATGATAAAGAAGTAAAATATAATAAAATACATCCTAAAATACAACCTAAAAGTGTTGAAGATAAATATTATTCATTTAAATTACTAAATAGTATAGTACCAAATACATCTCCAACTACATCACCAACTAACTCAGAACATTCAAGTATACAAACGTCTCCAAATATATCACCAACTTCAAGTATACCAACAACACCATCAGATTCTGTTATTATAGATATGAGTAAATTATTATATACTAATACAAATAGTAATACAAATAGTAATACAAATTATTATAAAACAAATTATAATTAAAGTATTTTTTTATCTCATATAATAATAAATAATAAATAATAAATAATAAATAATAAATATATTATATAAAATGATAAATAAAAAACAATCTATTAAGCAAAAATCTATTAAGAAATCCATTAATGTAGTTAAACATAATGATAAACATAAATCAATAAAAAGAAAAATTACAAGAAAAGATATTAGAAAATATGAAGTTGAAAGAGTTGACAAGATTGTTAAATTAATACCACAATTTACAAAATTTTATAATAAATTTACAAATGATGAATTAACTGCTCTAAAATATTATAAAGGTTATGGCTCTTTTTTTCAAACACAATTACTTACTAATGAAAATAAACCATTGGAAATATCATTTCCCTTTCGTATATATGAAGAAGAAACTTTTCGTAGAGATATATATGGAAATGGATCAAATTTATATCCAATGTTAAAATCATTTGATATAAAAGATATACCAACATATATTGAAAATAATTATAAAGCTAGAATTAAAATACTTAATAATTTAGATACTATTTATAATAAACCTGAATGTCCTCATTTAACTGGAGATGAGATACTTTTTCGTGGTATGAGATTACCAGATTCATTTAAAAAGTATAAAGAAGGAGATACTTTTACATTTAAAAACTTTATTTCTACAACTGCAGATAGAAATATTGCAGAACGTTTTAGTACTCATGATTCATTATTTATATTACAAGATTTGAAAAATATACCATTTTTATATATGCCACAAAACAAATTTAGTGAAAATACAGGTATTGAATATACTAAAGAAATGGGTAAATTAATACCATATCACGATTTAAGTGAATATACTTTACCTCGCAATTTAGAATTTAAAATTGACAAAATTGAAAGTGGTTTTATTAGTCCACAACAAGCTGTATGGAATTTTAATAGAAACCATAAACAAATAACTAATTTTACTAAATTAGATAAATTATTGACAAAAAAAGGTATTATTGAGACACCAGAAGTATATAATGATATTATTGAAAAAGAAATTTTTCCAAAAGTAAAAATATATTATTGCACCTTTACAAAATGGCATCCTAGAGAACCTATTGTATATGATACTATTATGAAAGATGCTAAATATATTTTAGATACATATGCATTATCTACTTGGAGTCAAAAGCAGTTTGAAATGTTGTAAGATGATATAGTTTAGTTTATTTTTAATTTTTTCATATATTCAATTAAATAATTTCGTTTTTATGATAAAAATAAATAGTGCAGATAAAATTAAGATATAAAATTTAAAAATAAAATGTCAATTATTACATCTAAATATACAATGACCCCAATAAATAAAACTGATAGAACAGAACAATCACAGCAGTCATCTACTTCATCTTTACCCATTATATCAGAAACTTGTAAAATTATTGATTCCAGAATGTTAAAAGACTTTAAAACCCAAACTTTTGGTGGCTATAATATTTCAAAAGCAAGTGCAGCACTTGATAAAGCAATACTAGAAGATAAATTAGAACCAGCATTACATTGGTCATTACAATTATTTTTATCAGGTATAGTAAGTCCATTATGGACTAAACTAATGACAATTGCTTGTAAAACTATTAATATATATAATCCTAAATTACCAGAATTTATATATAATAAAAATCTACAATGGCAATCTATTATAGATAATACTAAATTTACAAAAGACAACGTATTATTATTACGCAATCATCCTGCGGTAAGATTATTACTTTCTGAAATGGTATCTATTTTGGTATTATCTAAAAAACGTAAATTAAATACACTACCTACTATAAAAAAAAATGAGTTCATCATAGATCATTTTAAATCAAAATTAGAAGCAAAAGATAACAGATTAATAGAAACTATTATAATAGATGGAGATCCTAGTGAAATTCGCATTGCAATTAATGAAATGGCATTTCATATCCATAATAGAAATATTAATAAAGCGTTATATTGGTTAAATTGGATACTTGAATGGGAGAAGATTAATTCTAAAAAATATGGTAAATATGAATGTGCTTCCAGAACAGTAAGTGGTATAGATGCTAAATATTATAAAGATGTGGTATGGTTAGTATGGTCTGTCATTCATAAAATTTCACAATTAAAATCTTCTGTAGGATTTAATAATGAATGGAATAAACAAATACAATGTTTATTTAAATTATATACTAATAAATTCACACCTTCTACAAGAGGTAAAAAACAAAATTATATCATATGGTCTATGTTATATATTACAGAAACAATTGATTATGTTATACCATTAGTAGATAGACCAGAACTACTGTTCCAAAGCTTATTAGGATTTGATAAAATTATAGTTAGTTTAAAATCTCAACAGGTCATTCATAATATTCATAATAATAATTTATTAAATGTTTTTGTTGAAAATAATTTCATGAAGCCACAAAATTTTGAAGCATTAGAACAGAAAAAAAAACAGGATATAATCATTAAACAACAAGCTGAAAGAGAACATCTTGCTAAACAAAAGAAAATAAATGTAGAGAGTTTAGATAAATTAGATGAAATTAGTAAATTAGATAAATATTTATTTGCTTAATATTTTGTGTAATATTTATGTAATATTATAGTATTAAATAAATTCTTTTATAGTATTAAATAACTTATTTAATATATTATTAAATATTAAAAAACTTAATTTTATAAATACTTATTACTTATAAATTTAAAAATGGATATAGTTCTTGCACCTGTAAATGAGATTTTTAAGCCTATTATCGAACCAATACTGATGATAGGTGATGTATTTATTATGTGGATTAAATATATTATATGGTTAGTTAAATTTGTAATCTGGTTTATATTTTTTATAATATGGTTATTTACAGATTTATTAAATCCATTACATTTTTGTGAGGATTTTTTTAATACAATAGTAGTTATACTTTATGCAATATTTAGTTCAATATTTAATATTATATTGGGATTAATGGCAACATCTGTAAATACAGTTGGTGGATGGATGCAAGGCATTTGGGGATGGGATCAATCAAGTCTTACTCAAGCTGATAGACAAAGTAATTATTTTACAAAATTTAACAAAAGTACAGGTAAAAAATGTTATTTAACAAATACAAATACAGTACCATTTAGTGTTATATTAGGGACTATTTTATGTCCACCAATTGGTGTATTTATGGATATGGGATTAAGTGGATGGCTTAATATTATAATATGTATATTACTTACATTATTATTTTATATTCCGGGTCTTGTATATGCTTTACTTATCATTTATGCATAGTTTATTGCATAGTTTATTACATAGTTTATTACATAGTTTATAACATAGTTTATATTAGTATCTATTTACAATTTACATTTTCTATTATTTTTACTATTTTATTTCTTATTGATTAAAATTTATAAAAATATATCTAAATTTAGAATAGCAATAATATAAATAATAATAATAATAATAAAAAATAAATTATAGTAAATGATAAAACCTATACTTTATATAAATAATATACAAATATGTTTAAATACTATACCAAAATATATAAAAACAATAGATGATATTATAACTTATACTACTAAATTTAATAATTATTATATTATATATAATAATAAATTACTATCAAAATATACTCATTTAAATAAACTTATAAATGAAAATTATAATGATAGGGATAGTGGTAATATAAAAAATAATAAAAATCATAATATAATATATTTAAATGTTATCGAAAGACAAAATGGAGGTGGACTTGAAGGTATGTTTGGTGCTATTATACAAATTGGTGATTTATTTATATTGCTATTTAAATTTTGTAAGTGGATTGTATTATTTGTATTTTGGTTCATTAAATTTTTATTATGGTTATTTACAGATTTATTAAATCCCTTAAATTTTTGTCAGGAGTTTTTTAATAGTTTAATGACAATTATAATAATAATATGTAGATTACCAATTGATATAATATTAGGTTTAATGTCAACATCTGTAAATACAGTTGGTGGGTGGATGAACGGTATTTGGGGATGGGACCAATCAAGTCTTACAGAATCTGATAGAAAAAGTAATTATTTTACAAAATTTAACAGAAGTAAAGATAAAAAATGCTATTTAACAAATACAAATACAGTTCCATTTAGTGTTATATTAGGAACTATTTTATGTCCACCAATTGGTGTATTTATGGATATGGGATTAACTGGATGGCTTAATATTATAATATGCATATTACTTACATTATTATTTTATATTCCAGGACTTGTATATGCTTTACTTGTTATTTATGCTTAGACTATAATAAAATATAATAAAAATACTAATTAATTATTAATAATTAATTAGTATTTTTATTATATTTATTATAATTATAAATATATAACTAAATAATAAATAATAAATTATAAATAAACAATATGCCTACCCCAGATCCTTATAATATAACTGCAAAAGATCCTGAAGATTATATTTATATATCTAAAAAACATTGGGCAAGAAAACAAAATGTAGAAAATAATGACCAACTTGGTGGTATCATTGGTAGACCAGGACCTATTACAGGTTTAGTATTATCAATTATAGATATAGTTCTATATTTTATATTAAGATTCGTATTCTATATTTTTGATATCACACAATATGCTTTTGGATGGATAAATAATATGACTTTTGGTAATTTTCAAGGTATACTACCAAGATCTCTTATTAAAGGTAAAGTTATAAGCACTAAATTTTTTCGTTATACAATGAATGTATTAATGCCTCCTTTTGGAGTTATGTTAAGTAAAGGCATATATGGTTGGTTTAATATACTCGTTTGTATGTTACTTACATATGTCTTTTTTTTAGCAGGAATTATATATGCTTTTATTATAACATCTAGAAATAGATATGCAGATCAATATGAAATGTACCAATTAAAAAAATTTGAAAAATTATATCCACCTGAAGAAGCAAATCAAGATATAACAGCATTTTTAAGCACCATTGGTTTTGTTGTTTTAATTGGTATTATATTTTTTTTATGTTTCAGTTTTTTTTAGAATAAAAAAGTATTACATAAAAAAATATTACATAGAAAAATACATAAATTAAAAATCTAATTCTAAAATAATAAAATACAAATAAAAAATCTAATTATAAAGTAGTTAAATAATAAACATAGAAATGAATAAAATAAATTTAAATAATTGGAGTTTATTTGACAAAGTAATGTATGGTGGGTTAGGTTATGGATCATTTTGTCTTCCAAATAATTTTTTTAAAGTAATTATTGCAGTTATATTTCCTCCACTAGGTGAGGTTGTTAATATAGTTGGTAATGATGTATCTTATGATATGCCTTTTTTTAATTGGAAAGTATTTAGTAATCTTATCAAATTTGAAAATCTTAATAAAATTATATATAGTTTTTTATTAACAACATTATTTTATATACCTGGATTAGTTTATACATTAAGAAATATTTCTGATACAGATACTCCATTATAAATAAATAATTATTGTATTCACATTTTTTATTTTATATTTATATTTTATGTTTTAGATATAGATAAAATATATTATTTCTTAATAGTAGTAATATAAAATAAAATAGTTTGTATTAAAAAATGACTGATTTTGTAGAAAATAAAATTTTTTCTGATAAATATGAATTATTTGACCGTGCTTTATATGGCGGAATGGGTCATGGTGTTCTTACAATTCCAACACATATATTTAAAATTTTATTTACAATTATATTTCCACCTATAGGTGAAATTTTAAATATCGTAGAAGACTATTTACTTGAACAATTTCCATATATAACGTGGGATACATTAAAAATGTTATTTAAATTTGAAAATTTAAATAGAATCATATATAGTTTTTTACTTACAAGTCTATTTTATGTTCCAGGATTAGTATATACTTTAGCAAAGTTAACAATAACATCACGAGGGATTAGAGGGTCTATTGTTGTTGATCCTCAAACAGGAGAGTATATTGATATGAAAGACGCTCCACCTACATTAACAGCTACTTTATCTGATTAAGTGCTTAATATATTTATATATTTATATATTTATATATTTATATATTTATATATTTATCTATTTATCTAATATAAAAATTGAATTATTATACATAAGTATATCTGGATACACAATTTATACAAAGTATTAAAAACTATAAACTATAAACTAAACTATAGATTATTATAAAATTAAAATGACATCTAGATTAAACTTATCAATCTCTCAAATTGCACCATTAATTGGATTAGATGCATATAATAATTTTCCTCGTATTATATGTGAAATTTGGCGTAAATATAAACCTGATGATTTTAAACTTATTGAAGCTAAATTAAAATCAGAACATACTCAAATTGCAACATCTAATGAATATAATGATATTTGGGAAGCTGATGCTTCATCAGGCACACATATTTTACAAAAAGTAAAAGACCTTAATTTAAATAAAGATAAAACAAGTAATGATATGACAAAACAACAAGATGAAATTACAAATTATATTCATGCACAAACAAACTTAACTGAAACACAAAAAATTGACCTTACAAAAAAAGTATGTTCTATAACTAATAAAACACACGGTATTACTAATGAAGATGCTATTTTAGATGAATTTTGCCGTCTGAGTGAAAAAAAGATTATACAATCAAATGAATGGGTTACGCCTATACATCTTAAAACTGCAAATGCAGATGCCAATGCAGATGCCGATGCAACTACCAATACCCATACCCATATAGATTGGTATATTATTGGTAAATATGATGGTATGACAAGTGATAATGAATTAGTAGAAGCTAAAATGAGACAAAAATCTTTATTTAAAAAAGTGCGTGATTATGAAAATGTCCAAGTTCAACTTTATCTTCATGCATTATCATTCACACAAGCCTATTTAGTTGAAGCACATACAAATAAAAAAAATGAAAGAAATATATATGTTAATGAAATTAAATACGATAATGATTATGTAGTAAATACTATTCTAGATAGACTTTTAAAATTTATTAGTTTCTTTGAAATATTTATTGACAATATAGAATATAAAGAGGCACTTTTGAAAGGTGATAAAGATAGAAAAATATATAAAATATATGAACAAGATTATTTAGGTATTAATGAAATGGATTTTTAGGTGTAAAAAAATATTAGTTAAATTAAAATAGCAGTGTCTTTATCTTCAAGTAATTCTAAAAAATCCCAATACGAATATGATACATTTAGATAATCATAATACTCATCATTAGCATCATCGAGAAAATTCTGTATTGTTTCATTAGAAGTTGATTTATCAAATGCTAATAGTAAAAATTGTCTTGTACGAGTTGAACCAATATATAGATTTTCTAGATTTTCTAGATTTTCTTGATTTTCTAGATTTTCTTGATTTTTTTGCTTTTTTTGCTTTTTTTTACCTAGAGAGAGCACCAACAAAGTTTGTGATGGTGTAATTGCTTCATAACAATCTACCAACTGATCTTCATTCAATTCAGCAAAATAGTCTGGTATTTTTCTACTATAATAAATATTCTTTGTTCCTATAAATCCAGGTTTTGAAGTATATAAAGAATATACAAACAATGATTTTTCACATTTAATAAATGAGAAAATGAATGTTAATACACTTTCTGGAAGTTGCACATTAAATTCTGTGTTGCAAATAAAACTTGCCATAACCATAGAATGATATGGCAATGATATATGACTTGAGTGGGACCAAAATACTCTATCTAATTCTCGCCAATTTGCTAAAGCCATCTTATATATGTTTATCTTTTATATTTATATTTATATTTCCTATATTTAGACAGTTGTGTATTTTCAATTTTTTATAATTTTGATTACAAAATGCTACATTTTTAGAAAAACCTTAACTAAAACTAAGTTTTTAGAAAAAACTTAACTAAAACTAAGTTTTTAAAAAAAACTTAACTAAAAATATAGTGCAAATATTTTCACGTAATTTGCGTGCGGGATTTTCTAAATCCTGCTTTTCTAAATCCTGCTTTTCTAAATCCTGCTTTTCTAAATCCTGCTTTTCTAATTCTGGTAGGCTTTAGCCTACCTAGCGTTTAGTGAAGTTTTGGTAAAACTTCAAAACTTAGATTTCAAAAGTCTTTACAAATTTAGACCAATCTGTCTTAAAATCATTACTATATACAGTAGCACTTGAACTTGCAGCTATCTTATATTTGTCCTTTAATTCTTGAATAATATACTCATTACTTTCATGAATAGAAAAGCAATATTGATATCCTCGTTGTAATTCTGTAAAATCAACATCTTCTCTATATTCAGCATTATGATGTAAGTGTAAAATCTTATAAGGTTTTTTTGTTTCAGAAGATACAATCATACGTGTTTTATTATTATCAACATAAGCGATTTCACTACAATAAAATGTTGCTAATGTTGCAAGTATCTTATTTATTTCATCATAAGATACTAAATAAATTAACATTTTACCTCTATTTTTCATTTTTGGTAAACTAATTTTACTTGTTAGAGTTTCAATAATGGTATTTGTATTCATACATATACCATAATAACCATTATTTTTAATCATACGACTAAATAAAGTTGACCTAATAAATTTATTAACACCACCTGTGCCACGATATGCTTTTTTTATTTTCAAATCCATAATTTGACAAACTTTATTATCATATCTATAATTTAAAGTTACTGTTCCAATTATAGTTTTTTCTTTTGTTTCATTATTTTTTTCATATAAACCATAAATTTGAGGTTTACCAAAAGTTCTATAATATTCTAGATAATAATCTTCATCTTTATGACATTCAAAATATGCACCTTTTGACTTATTATTAAATTTAAATGCAAATTTTTCTTCTCTTTCAATTTCTTTTAAATCATCAACTGATGGATTGTCTTTAACATCAATAGTTAATTTATCTTTTTTAAATAGATTTGTAATTTTATCTACAGAAGAACTAGATACAGAACTTTCTGTATATACTTTTTCCTTTTTTCCTTCTTTTTCTTCTTTTTCTACTTTTGATTTTGTTTTTTGTCTTATTGACATTTTACTATTTATAATATAATAATAAGTACAATTATTAATTCAATTATTAATTCAATTATAATTTAATTATAAATTCAATTATAATTCAATTTTTTTTTCATTTATATTTTCATTTATATTTTCATTTATATTTTCATCTCATTTATTTGCGTATAAAGTATTTAGTTTTTAATTTATTAATAGTTTATACTTAAAGGATTTATAGAGTATATATAATATTACTTATTTTTTATAATTTTAAATATTTATATGGCTTTTAAAACAAAAACAAAAACTCGCTTATTATTCGACGATAGACAAACACTTGATGCTAAACATAATAATATATTAAAATCATTTACGGATAATAAAGATACAATACAAATACTTTATAAAGAATTAGACAATATAAATAAAAAATTAAATGAATTAAATATACAAAATAAATCTTTGACAATTTTAAATATTGAATTACAAACACAAATATGGTTTTATGATGATAAAAAAAAAGAGATTGAATATGAATTAAATCGAATTGAAAATAATATAGATGAAAATGAATATATGTTAAATACAGGTAAATTATTAAGTAATTATTATAAAATTATTAATGAAGAAACAAAAATAACTATTAGTGATACGAATCAAAATGAGAATAAAAATGAGAAAGACTCTAAAACTCATATAAATAAAAAGAAAAAAAATATTACAGATTGGTTTCAATGTAGTGATACTATAAACACTGATACTATTAATAATGATACTAATGATACTAATGAAACTAATGAAACTAATGAAACTAATGATACTAATGATACTAATGATACTAATGAAACTAATGATACTAATGAAACTATAAATAATATTAATACTAAAACTTTAAATAGAACTGAAACTGAATATGAAACTAAAAATAATAATTTTGATAATAATTTTGATAATAATTTTAAAAATAATGTACATAAATATAAAAATCAGAAAACACAAATATTTATGCATCAGAATAAAGATGTCATATATGACAAATATATGAAACTTATAGATAAAAATTATATTAGCACGACTATTGATAATACTCATAAAAACTTCTTTGATTCTTGTGATATGTGTAATATTGAAATGCTTTTAAATAATAATACAGGACAACTTACTTGTCCTAATTGTGGCTATATTGAAAATATAATTGTAGATAGTGATAAACCCAGTTTTAAAGAACCTCCCAAAGAAATGACCTCGTTTTGCTATAAACGTATTAATCATTTAAATGAATTCTTAGCACAATTCCAAGCTAAAGAAACGACTGATATTCCAGAATCGGTTTATAATGATATTATAATGGAAATTAAGAAAGAACGTATTAGAAATATGGCTGTAATTACACCAGATAAAATGCGAACAATATTGAAAAAAATTAAGAAAAATGATTATTACGAACATATACCTTATATAATAAATCAGTTAAATGGTCTTCCAGCACCAGTCATTGCACCAGAAATCGAAGAAATTATAAGAGGTATGTTTAAAGCAATACAAATACCATTTGAAACATACTGTCCTTTTAAAAGAAAGAATTTCTTATCTTATAATTATGTTATGTATAAGTTTTTTGAATTGTTGGAATTAGATGAATATTTAACTTGTTTTCAACTTTTAAAGTCAAGAACTAAATTACATCAACAAGACCAGATATGGAAAAATATATGTAAAGATTTAAATTGGCAATATATTAATAGTTTATAAAAATGGATTAGTATTTTTTTTTAATTCTTCGAGTTGTTTTATAAATGTTTCTCTTTCTTTTTTTAAATCTAATATTTTCATTGTTATACTAATATCAACTCTTCCTTTATAATCAGGAACACGTAAAAGTTTAAGTTGTTCAAGTTCTTCTATCTCTTTATTAATTGTATCAATCTTAAACTGTATTCTCTGTGATTCAGGGACGTTTGGACGTGGTCTGGGAATAGGTTTCCTTCCGGTGGGGGCGGCAGAGGCATACGCCTGTTCTGCAGAGGGGTTATGAGTTTGTGTAGCATTTGCAATCAATTTGGCTGATTTGCTATTTCTTGATGGAACTGGTGGTGTAGTGTTATATTTTTGTCGGGAATTGCTAGGTATGTGTTGGGATGCGCTTGGTTGTTGATTAGTTAAAATTCTTGTCTCGTATATATCTTTATGTTCTACTTTAGAACTTACTACCATATTGTCACTATTTGGTATTGGCTGAAAGTTATTTAAGCCTGAACCAAAATAATCTTCGCATTTTTTTGCCCCTTTTTCACTTAAACCAGTAACCATTATAATTCTTTTTATATTGTTGTCTGTGTCTTTTACCATTTGATAAAAATCTTTTATTGTAGCATCATCCTTAGGGCACTGTGCTGCAATAATTTTAATTTCGCGACCATTTACTGTTAAAGGTGTCATATTGGAAGCATTAATATATGTATTATCACCCTTTAACACATCCTTTAACATTACTCTTTTTGATTCACAAGGTATTATATCAGAATATCTATTTCTGTTACCCATAATAGATATTTTTGGTACGTCTTCTGGTTTACATCCTGTTTTTGATAATTTATTAAATTCTGTATCATAATTAAGCATATCTCCACCTGTAAAATATTTATATATAAAATTATATTGTATATCTGTTTGAACAAAATGCTGATTACGGTTTTTTCTTTCTTCATTAATAATATCATCAATTCTTTTCTTTAATAAAACTTGTACAGCTTCAACTTTAATTGAATCAAATTCATTACCTTCACTTAATAATTTTAATACTACATAAACAACACCAGTTCTTCCAACACCAGCAGAACAATGTATTACTGTATTACCACCATGTATATTCATATCATCAAAAACACGGCTGATAAATGCTTGAAAATCATCCATTTTTTCAGGAACACCATGATCAGGCCATTTTTTAAACCACATATGTGATATTTGTATTGGTTCTGTATTACCTTTTAAAGTTTCTATTTCTTTATTTACCTTAGTTGTTGCAACTTCTACAGCAGATGATAAATTATTACGTTTTGATTTTTTACTTTTAAAATTTATATATGCTTCTACTAATTCTATATATGCATTAGCTAAATTTATTAATTTATCGTCTATGCTTTTTTTTATTGTCTCTTGTAAATCTAGTAGTATTTTTTTATAACCTTTTAATTCTGTACTTGGTAAAAAGAGTATTAAATCTATTACTAATTTGTCATTCATAGATTCGCCTTGTGTTTGTGCAAGCTCTATTCTTTTTTTTCTTACTAATTTAATATTTTCATCTTGTTTGGCTGTTAAATTTGGGAGAACTGTTGATATTCTTTTTTCTGAATATGTATTGAGTTTTCCGTATGCTTTATACGATTCCATCTCGCCATCTAATCTTTGTTGTGTATCACTTATTTTTTTAATTGCAATATCACAATCATCTAATGTTTTTAAATTTGGCAGAACATTCTTATTAAACTTAATTATTTCATCATCATTATAGCCTGCACCACCAACTAATTTATTGATTATTGTTTTAGTTAATCTTGATTTATTATGTTTTTTTGTTAAATTAACTTTTTTATGTTTTTTAAGTAAAGTTCTTTTCTTAAAATATCTCTTAGTTGTCATTTGATATATATAAATTAGTAATTATAAATTGGTAATTATAAGTTGGTAATTATAAGTTAGTAATAATATAATAATTAATTATAAAAATTTTGCAGAAGTCTGTCTTAATATATATAAATATTTATTTATTTATTTATATATATTTATATATTTGATATAAAAATAACAAAAAACTAAAAATAATAAAAATTGATTTTTATTATTAATTTATTAATATTTATAAAATATTTATAAATATAAATAAATATAATTTAAAGACTTGAAAACTATAAACTATATAAAAGTATAAATAATACATAATTTATAAAAATACAATATGGAAACTAAATATTACGCCTATTACAAACCTAACTATAAAGTTGAATTAATGAATGATATTAAAACTCAATTATTAGAAGAATATGATTCATTATTTGTAAATAAACTTATTGCACAAATTTACAATAATCTTAATAATAACGATACTGATGAATATTTATGCTATGACAAAGCTAATTATTTAATACTTATTAAATTTACACTTGTAAATCAACTATTTATAACAGAAAATAATATTAATAAAGATAATTATACATTAGTATCAAAAACAATTGATTGGGTTGGTAAAAAATTAAAAAATAACAACAATAATCAACATTATTATACTTGTGATACTTATAATACCTATAATAAACTACAACAAATTTTATTTAATGGTAGCACTAATAATCACCCTATTAACGATGAAACGCAATACATATTTGCAGAGTATTTAACTATACCTATTATACAAATTCTTCGTCTCTATAAAGACATTAAATTTGATACACAAACTACAGTTCAATCTAATACATCTCGATTTATAAATAGTTTATTAAAATATGAAACTAATGGAACATTAACAGAACCTATTATTAAAACTATTTTAACTTTATTAAATACTATATTATCAAGTGAAGATAATAGTAATGGTAATATTATTAGAGATTATTTTATTCCTAATATAAATTCAAATGTATATACAAATGTAAATATAAATACAAATGTAAATACAAATGTAAATGACTCTATATTTTCTAAACATATTATACCTTATAAAGATGAAAATTCAGATTTAGTTATAACTCTTTGGAATGAACTTTATAAACAACCAGACAACGTATATGACTTATTTAGTAATTATAAACTCATTATTGATAATACTATAAAATATAATTCAGTTGATTTAAAAGAACTATTAAATTGTAATGTCTATTCCTATTTACATATTACACAAAAACAATTTAGTAGTATTAATTATAAAGATGCTTTACCATTTAGATTAGCATTTGATGTTAAATTTAAATATGATGGAACACAAGTCTTAGTTAATCATAATCAAGAAGTAGTTGATATTAATAGACATACAAATGAAATTAATAGAGTCACTCAAATTATTGAAAAATTTGCAAGAACTAAACCTCCTACAGATAATTGTATTGTGAGACAACAAGATATTATTAATTATCATGAAAATGAAATTGCTAATATTAAACCAAGACTATTAAAAATAGACCCTTATTATAAAGAACATTTATTATTTAATACAAATACTGGTGTAAAATTAACTTTTGAATCAGAACTTAATGCCTATAAATCATTATTATATCTGCGATATGTATGTAATAATTATGATAGATTAAATTATGAAATAGAAAATTCAATACAACAAAGCTTTATATTTTCATATGATAATATAACTGATAAAAGAAATGATGTTTTTCAATGTCATATTCATAAATCACTTTTAAATGATTTAGTTGATATGAAAATTAAACCAGATTTATTTTCACTTAGTAGATTATTTAATATTAGCACTGAAGATAAATATCAAGATGATAAATATAAAATCACTAATCATGAAATTAATAAAAGTTTTGAAATTACAGATAAAACATCTAAAAATTATACTAAATTTTGCACATTCTTAAAAGAACATATTAATTTAAAATTATTTGAATATCAACAAAATAACTTATTATGGATGTTGCAATTAGAAGATAATATTGATGCACATAAAGTAACTATTGATGCATATTATAATAAATTTTCAATGTCTAATTGTTATAATTATAATAATGAATTACAAGATATTAAATCATTTATATATAGGTTAAAACAGCATATACCAGAAGTTGTCGTAAAAGATTATTATATTAATCATGATAATAAAAAATATGTTATTGATATTGAAAATAAAGAATCAATTAAACATTCAGTAAGTATAATTGCAGCATTAAATGCTACTAATCATAAAAACTTAAGCCGCATTTCATATAATGATGATTTTAATGTTATTGAAAATATTATTAAACCTAAAACATATAAAGAAAAATATAATACAAAAATAGAGTTTTGCGGTGGTGCAATTTGTGATGAAGTTGGACTTGGTAAAACATTAACAATTATTTCACACTTAGTAGTAAAATTAAAACATGATATGTTAAAATATAATATTTATAAAAAAGACATAAATGATTTAATTGCAAAATTAAGTAATAATAGTAATAATACTCCTAATGCTACACGTAATAATTTTATAGATCCCTTGGATAAAGGTTTTGAATATAATAATTTAATTATTGTCCCAAGTAGATTAACATCTCAATGGGAAAATGAAATTGAAAAATATGTCAAAAATAAATTTAACTTAAGGGCAAAAGTTTTAATTGGAATAAATTCTATTAAAGCTTTAGAAAATGAATTAACTGAATTTCATATTAAGAAATGTAAGGCAAATAATATTAGTAATAGTAATAGTAGTGGTAGTAGTAGTAGTGGTAGTGGTAGTGGTAGTGGTAGTGGTAGTGGTACTAATACTACACAAGAACCAAAGCGTAAAATTACACTTAAACTTAAAACAAAAGAGAAAGACAATATTGCAATTATACCAAGTATTATAAAATTAGATACTCATAACCAACCTATTGGACTTGATATTGGTATTGATATTACTAAAATTATTGATACGATTGATACTACTATTAAAAAACAAACAAAAGAACAAAAAATGATTGAAAAATTAATGTTAAAGGCAAAAAAAGATAATGAAAAATTAAATAAAAAAGATGATAAAAAAGATGATAAAAAAGATGATAAAAAAGATGTTATAAAAGATGTTATAAAAGATGTTATAAAAGATATTACAACAGATACTCTAAAAGATACTCCTATTGATAATACTAATCTTGAACCTATTAAGAAAAAACTTATATTAAAAACAAAAAATAATATTAATAATACTCTTAATTGTTTATTACATAGTGATAATGATGCTATAGTTGAACCTGTAGGCGAACCTTTAGGCGAACCTGTAGTTGATGATACTATAGTTGATTCTGGAGATGATACATATAGTTATGTTGATAAATATTTACAATGTCATAAAACAAATACAAAAGAAACTGAAAATGAATATCTTTCTAATCAGTTATATGATATTTATATTGTTTCAAGTAATTTATTATTTAATGAGAATTATTTACAATATATTAATCATTCGAGTACAAATTGTTTTACACCAAATTATGAAGGTGAAACAGATGAAATTAAACATTTAAATAAAATAAATATTATTAAAAAGCATCATAAAAATCATTCAACGTATGATACAGATAATGATAAGAAGAAAAAAACTAAAACTGCAGATAATGGTGTTTCTAGTGTTGCTGGTGATACAAGTGGTCTAAGTGCATCTAGTGTACCTATTTCAACTAAAAGTAATTATGTTTATCAAATGTCTCGACTATCTGAAAAATTTAATATTTTTAAAATTAAGTGGAATCGTGTTATTCTTGATGAAGCACACGAAAAACTTTCTCCTATCATTAAAATGTTTTCAACATCAATGTGTAGATATACTGATAGAATGAAATCAGTTACAAATGAAGGACAATTTTACTATGAAAATTTATCTATTTTAAATTCTAATTATAAATGGGCTATGACAGGCACACCAACAGAACAGGGTATTGATAGTATTTTAGGTATTTTACAATTTTTAAAAGTAAAAGACTATAATGATGATTTTATTACACAAATCGATAAGATTAGATATTTACGTGATTTGATTGGTATTAGTCCTGATAATATGGATATACTATTAAATACAGTATTTAAGAAAACATTTAAGAAAGATGTAAAAACATTACTAAATATACCTATTTTTACAGAAGAAGTCATTTATGTAGAACAAACAAATATTGAACGTAATATTTATAATTCTATTAGAGGTAGTCGTAATCTTAGTGAAGCAGTTAAAATTAGAACTCTATTTTTAATGTGCACTAATATTTTAATTAATAATGAAATTAATTTAATGGAAGATAATGGCGGTTCTGGAAATGGGTCTGGTAATGGTTCTGTAGCAAATGATGTGTGTATAGAGGCTTTAACTCTGGAACAACTAAATACTAATATGATTGCTAAATTTACTCAACAAGTAAAACAATTAGAAATCACTAAAACTAAACTTATAAAAAGAAATAGTGAATTAGAAAATGATGTAAGTGGATGGATTGCACTCATAGATTATATTACAAATCTTAATCTTGATGAAATTATTGCATCAGATATTTTACAAGATATTAATAATAAATTTAGTGATTTAACTAATACTCGTATAAGAGCAAATTGTGAAATATTCTATAATATTCTTAATGTATTTGAAGTATGGAAAAATCCAAATACACTTGATTTTATATTAAGAACTAATATGAATGATATTAAATATCATTTATATAGTCTATGGAATAATACTTGGGTTAATAATATATCCAATATTCTTATGAAATGCTCCACTTTTGGAGCTAAATTAGGTGAAATTAAAACACGTGATGAAATTAGCAAAAATCTAAAAAAACTTAGCACCTTTGATAGTGATAAGACACGTATTATTAACCAAATTACATTATTTTCAAACAATGAATTTCTTACAGATAAAACTAAAGATCCTTGTATCATCTGTTTTGATGACTTAACTGATTTTGTTGTTACACCTTGTAGACATATCTTTTGCCTAACTTGTATTAAAAAATTATCAAGTGATTTAAAAACAAATTTTAACTGCCCGGAATGTCGCGCACCTATTGACCGAAAATCACTTAATATTACGAACGTTGAAATGATTAATAAGAAAGAAGAAGTGGTTCAGGAAGAGGTTGGTTCTGGTGGGGATGCTGGTGATAGTGGTAGTGCTTCTGGTAGTGCTTCTGGAGGTGCTTCTGGAGGTGCTGAGCTGACTGTTTTAGAAAAGAAGTTGGGAAAAGATTGGAAAAATAATTGCATCAATAAATATGGCAGTAAAATGCAGATGCTAATACAGTATATCTACACAATCTTTGATGATCCTACAAATCGTGTTATTATTTTCAGCCAATACGAGAAGATGCTACGAATGATAGGTAAGACATTATCTGAATTTAATATTAAATTTGTTCATTGTTCTGGAAATAATTATGTGCTTAATAAAAATATTATGAAATTTAAAAAAGATGATAGTTATCGTGTTATAATGTTAAGTAGTGAGCACAGTAACAGTGGAAGCACCCTTACAGAAGCAAATTATATATTATTTTGTGATGTATTACAACATGATATAGAACAAACAAAGGCAGTAGAATCGCAAGCTATTGGACGCATGCTTAGAATTGGTCAAAATAAAAATACAAAAATAGTTCGATTTATTACTAAAGGAACTGTTGAAGAAGAACATTATAATAATACAAAATATGATTTAAATATTTTACAAAATTAAAATTTATAAATTTATAAAATAATAAAAAATAATTTATAAATGAGAAATTTTAGTTAAAATATTTTTTATATTTTTCATCATTAATAAATGTAGTCCATTGCTTATATATTGATGGTATAGACATTATTTTAATAGATTTTTTGTAATTATGAAGTTGTGTTTGTAACCAATTACTCATTTTTTTTGCATTATTATTTTTATCATTATATGTTGGTT